CGGATCAAGTTCGCCAATGAGAGCTTTTCCGTATACGGTGTATCGGAAAATGAATTGTCTGACGGAACTCCTCGTTGGGATATGTTGAATTTGGGTCGCTGGGAGGAGGAAATCTTAAACTGAGTATAAATGAAATATCGGGGATTGATATGGCCTAGCTATCAATCCCCGGCATTTAAAATAGCAACCTCCCATCCTTCTTATCCATCACCGCATTGAAAACACTTTTATAGGTCTCATACAACTCCTTCCGGCTTTCCGGCCCCGGCCAATCGACGAAAGACTCCCCGGCAAAGAATTTCCAAGCGAAGATCCGTTTGGCTTTTTCGGACAACCCTAACTTTTTATGAAGCCTTATCCAATATCGTAGGATCATCAGCCTTCTTCTTCAAAAAATCATTATTAATGACATACGCATCCATCCTTTCGGGAGGAAATGGGCGGAGCAATCTTTCAATCTCTGTTTTTGCTAGCTTCGGGTCTAGCCATCTTTCTTCGTCCTCCATGGACAAAATAGCCGGCATGCGATGCTTCGTATTATGGATATAATCCGTTAGTGAATTTGGATCGGTTGTAATGATTGAGAAGCTTTTTACAACTTCACCGGTTGTTTTATCCAGCCACTCGTCATAAATCCCTGCCATCGAGAAAATAGGCTCATCTTTTACGTATATGTAATAAGGTATCTTCTTATTTCCTTCATGCCGCCATTCGAAATAGCCAGTACTAGGTACAATACACCTTTTCTTCATGATCGGTTCCCGAAACGAGGGCTTCTGAAAGATAGTATCAGTCCGTGCGTTCAATGTCATGCGTTTTATCTCATCAGCTTGCTTCTTGTCCTTAACCCAGATCGGAATCAAGCCCCACTTGAAACTTTGAACCTCCCGATCTGCGGTTATAATCGGATAGTCTGGAAAAGTGAATGCGTTAACCCTGTATTGCTCTTGTTCCTCCAGAATTTTTTCAGCGATTTCTACCACGCTTAGATTCCGACCATAACGAGCCGCAAGTTCTTTCGCCTTCTTGGACATTGAGTTATAGAAGCACATATCATTTAATATTTATGATGTCAGACAATCTTGTAGTATAACAAGGGGATAGGAGCTCTTGTTTCAGTTTCCACTTCCTCCGGCCACCTTGTACCGCTAAAGTAAGATTATTCCTGTTAAATCCGCTATTCAATCGGTCTACCACTTTCATGAGCTTCTTTTGTCTCTCTCTATCTACGTTATCGAACATGTTTTGCTGGATCGCACTATCAGGAACGATATCGATGATAATAACCCCGGCTTTCTTGAAAAAATATCCTTTTCTGTAAATGTTCCGGAGGGCTATCAACGCATAGTGTACGATCTCTGGCGTGCTGTTCGTTGGTACCGGTAGCTTGACCACGCAATTCTGGAAGTATTGGGGTAGATCCTCCCGAAAATTATTCGTATGTATGAATACCATGAGCGCTTGAGCGCAGGATCTTTGTTTGCGAAGCTTTCCTGCGCAAATACTGGCGTAAGAGGATACGGCCTCTTCCAGTCCCTCAATCTCGGATATCGCCTCGCCAAATGCCCTGCTGGTGCATATCTGTTTCTTATCCGGGGTTACCAGCTCTAGGTCTATGCAGGATTCCCAATTTAATTCTTTCCAAGTACGTTCCCCTACGACTGTCATTTGTTGACGTACCCAGTTTCTAGGCATCAGAGAGAAATCGTATGCCGTACTTACACCATACACGGAGAGTCGTTTCGTGTGTCGGTAACCAATACCCCATACGTCCCCGATCTCTGTCCGTTTAAGCGCCTCGATCCGTTTTTCTTCCGTGTCAATGATACACACGCCTTTATACCCTTTATATTTCTTTGCGAATTTGTTTGCGACCTTGGCGAGAGTTTTTGTCGGGGCAATACCCATCGATACGGGAATCCCGGTTCCCTTGGAGACAGTTCGTATTATCTCTTCTCCATATTCTTTCAGGTCGTATCTCTCAAAACCGGAGAAATCCAGAAAACATTCGTCGATCGAATACACCTCAATGTTTGGAGAATAGGAGGAAAGCATTGTCATTACCCGGTTGGACATATCCCCATACAACGTATAATTGGATGAGAACACGCCAATACCATACCGCTCGATCTCGTTCTTGATCTGATAGGCTGGCACTCCCATCTTTATACCTAATGCTTTCGCTTCGTTTGATCGAGCGATCACACAACCGTCATTATTAGACAATACGACAACAGGGCGGTTATTCCAATTAGGATTGAAGGCACGCTCACATGATGCGTAGAAATTATTGCAATCCACGAGAGCGATCATTGTCTTTTCCTCCTGTTTTTCTTGATCGTGTAGGTGACGATCCCCCATACCATGAATTCATTATCTTTGGTGACCTTGATAGGCGGATATTTAGCGTTGGAGGGTACCAGCCATGCGGCGTCCGATTCCAGTCTTACCCTTTTCACCGTAAAATCCCCATCGATAAAGCAAACTGCCAGATCATCGTCCATTAGCTCCAACGACTTGTCGATCACAAGGATATCGCCTTCCTCAATGCCCTCGTCCTTCATCGAGTCACCGACAACACGGCCATAGAAAGTCGAGGTGGGATGCTTTATCAACTCTTTATTCAGATCGATAGCCAGTTCCATATAGTCTTGAGCCGGACTGGGAAAACCAGCGCGAATGCCTTCATCCGCATAGGGAAGAGGTAGATGGCTCTCCGCATCTACCTTGTATATAGTCAAGTTCTTTTTACTCATAAAAATGTTATCTCCTCGGTGCAAAAATAGGAAAACAATCTGTTAAGTTCATTGAATGCGTTGTTAAGATTTTAATTGTCAATGCAATAGATTTCGTATTGGATGGTTGGAGCGTATGTTTTTCAAAATCTTAAATATCAAATCTATGTTATCTAGCATACACAAGAAATGATAAAGCGCTAATTAACATCTACCTTTGCGTCGTCGGTCGGATCAAGTTCGCCAATGAGAGCT